AACAGATAAATATACATTTACACTGGGAGCAACTCCTAGTATAACAGAGGAAAAGGGAGGACCGACTGTGTCTGCAGGACCAGTTACGATATCGGCATGATTAAAAAAATTAAAAATTTTATTTGTAGTTTATTTGGAATTAAACAATGTCAATGTCCGGAGGACGAACATATAGAATATTTTACAAAAATAGAGGAACCTGAAATTCCAGTTCATAAACCAGAGCATTGTTCTGGACATAATAGATTTAGAAAATCTTGTCCTCGTTGTCAGGAGATTGTATCATAATGGCAGGACTAAGTGCATCAGGATTAAAAACACAGATTAGAAGTTATACTGAAACAGATTCTAACGTATTAACAGATGCTGTTTTAGAGAATATAATTTTAAACGCACAATACAGAATATTTAGAGACGTGCCTATCGATGCGGATAGAAAACAAGAAACTGGATCTTTTGTTACAGGACAAGATCAAGTAAACGCTCCAGCGGGATGTTTATTTGTGAGAAGCATCCAAGTTTATGATTCTACAAGTGCTGTTACAGGTGCTAATGATTATTTAGAAAAAAAAGATTATACATATTTACAACAATATGTCCCGTCTACAGAATCCTCAAAAAGAGGTAAACCTAAGTATTATGCTATGTATGGTGGAGCAACAGGGGAGTCTGATACTACATCGGGACGTATAGCTGTAGCGCCAACTCCAGATCAAGCCTATAAATTTAGAATACATTTTAACAAAATGCCTGTTCTTTTAGAAAACAATGATACTAACTATATAAGTCTTAATTTTCCAAATGGTTTATTATATTGTTGTTTATCAGAGACATATGGTTTTTTAAAAGGTCCAATTGATATGTTGACACTTTACGAAAATAAATATAAACAAGAGGTACAGAAGTTTGCTAATGAGCAAGTTGGTAGAAGACGAAGAGATGACTATACAGATGGCGCTGTTCGAATACCAGTAACCTCAGCAAACCCATAGGAGATAAATTATGGCAATAACATCGGCAGTTTGCACAAGTTTTAAAGTAGAACTTTTAAAAGGAGTTCACAATTTTACAGCATCATCTGGAGACACTTTTAATTTAGCTTTATATACAAGTTCAGCTTCATTAGGAGCCGCAACTCCAGCGTACACAACTTCAGAAGAAGTATCAGGATCTGGTTACACAGCAAAAGGGAATGCTCTTACAAGCGTAACACCAGTTGCATCTAGCACAACTGCAGTTTGTGACTTTGCAGACACTAGTTTTACTTCTGCTTCTTTTACTGCTAGAGGTTGTTTAATTTTTAATGATTCAGCATCAGGTGATCCCGCATGTGTAGTTATTGATTTTGGTTCCGACAAGACAGTAACAAGTGGGACTTTCACAATTCAATTTCCAACTGCAGACGCATCAAACGCTATTATAAGAATAGCATAAGGAGGAATTCCTTATGTCAACTACCTGGGGACAACACTCTTGGGGTGCTAATTCTTGGCAATCTAGTGTAGCAACTATTTCAATAACAGGTCAATCAGCCACATCTAATGTAGGTGCGTTAGATGCTTATTCTGAAACAGGTTGGGGAAGAGATACTTGGGGTTTTGAAGATTGGGGTCAAGCTGGAACTACAGTTCCTGTAACAGGTTTATCTTTAACTTCGACTTTAGGATCAGTAGACGCTTTTCCAGCAACAGGTTGGGGCGGTATAACCTGGGGAAATGGTAATTATGGTGATTTAGCTAACACTACATTTGAAATAGATGGTTTTCAATTAACATCTTCTTTAGGAACTTTAGAAGCTTATAATGAGGTTGGTTGGGGCCGTGATGGTTGGGGAGAGGAAGCTTACGGCAGAGCAAATGATGTTGCATTAACATTATCGGGTCAAGCTGCAACTTCTTCTGTTGGAGCTTTGTCACCTGCAGATGTTATGGGGATCACAGGTCAATCTGCAACAACAAGTGTTGGTGATCCTACAATTATTGGTGATGTAGATTTAACCCTATCTGGACAAGCATTAACATCTTCACAAGGATCATTAGATCCAGCAGATCAAGTAATGGGTCTAACAGGACAAGCAGCAACGTCCTCTGTTGGCTCATTAAGCCCTGCAGACGTAATGGGTTTAACTGGAATAAGCACAACACTATCTTTAGGAACCATAACAACAAATTCAAATCCTATTATAGATTTAACAGGTCAAGCTTTAACTTCTGCTATTGGTGCAATCGATCCTGCAGATCAATTTATGGGTTTAACAGGAAGATCTGTAACATCTGCTGTTGGTGCGTTAGACCCTAATGATCAAACGATGGGATTAACAGGGCAAGTGGCAACATCCTCTGTGGCTGCATTTGGCACAGCAACTGGCTTTGGAATTCAAGCATATTCAAGCGTTGACACTGGTTCAAATACATCATATACAGATGTTGCAACAGGCTCAAATACTAGTTATTCTGATGTTGCAACAGGTTCAAATATAACGTATAGTGACGTTGCATAGGAGAAAAAATTATGGCATCTACATTTTCTAGTGATTTAAAACTGGAGCTAATGGCCACTGGTGAAAATGCCGGTACTTGGGGAACAAAAACTAACAATAATTTAAATTTGGTTCAACAGGCTATTGCTGGGTATCAATCTATTGACGTGGCATCAGCAGATGTTACTTTAGCTATGAGTGACGCTACAGTTTCAAATGCCAGAAATGCAACATTAAAACTTACTGGAACTTTAGCAGCAAATAGAACAGTTACTTTACCAGATAGTATTGAAAAAGTTTTCAATGTTATTGATGGAACTGATCATGCAGGAAATACGTTAACTTTTAAAACAGCATCAGGAACAGGTGTATTACTTTGTGAAGGTAATTGTTATGTTTTATATTCAGATGGTACGAATATAGAAAAAGCAAACGAATATAGAAAATGGAGAACAGTTACTGCAGCTGAAACTGTTCAAGCAGGTGCAAAATTATTTGTTGATACAAATAGTGGTGCTGTAACAATCACATTACCCGCATCACCTGCAATCGGAGACGAAGTTCACTTTGCAGACTCAAGATTTACATTTGATTCTAACGCATTGACTGTCGGTAGAAATAGTTCTAAAATAGTTAATGCATCATCAGATTTAGTTGTAAATACTGAGGGAGCATCTTTTGGATTAGTTTTTTCTGGTTCAAATATAGGATGGACTTTTACGGAGAAATAATATGTCAAATTACGAAGCAACAAAATACGATTTTACTGGAGCAAACCTTACAGATATCGAAGGAATTCCTACGGCTACTATTGTGCCGTGGTCTACATCTTCAGTGCCAACAGGATTTTTAGAATGTAATGGTGCAGCTGTATCAAGATCTACTTTTGCTACATTATTTGCAGCGATAGGAACTACTTATGGCGCAGGTGATGGTTCATCTACATTTAATGTACCTGATTTACAAAACAAAGTAGCTTTAAGTAAATCTAATAACAAAGCTTTAGCCTCTACAGGTGGAGCTGATACTGTGGCTTCAACTGGAAACATTGGTGGTACTACAGCTAATGCTAGTTTATCAGAAGCACAACTTGCTTCTCACTCACACAACATAGGTGTTCGTCACAACCACAGTAACGTCCCTAGAATTTTAGCAAACTTTGGAAATGATGGTAGATATTTTGGTCAATCACCAACAGGAGATACAGGTTCAGGTAGTGCTCACCAACACAACATGAGTGCTAACTTTACAGGTGATGCAACTTCTGTTGTGCAACCATATTTAACAGTAATTTATATTATAAAAACATAGGAGAAAAAATGGCAGCTAAAGGAAAATGGGCAATAATATTTGATGATAAAAAAATTATTAAAAATTACGACGAGGGAGCTGACGTCGGAATTGGATATAAAATTTTAGATGACGATGCTTTTTGGAATGACGCTAAATTTTCAAATATTTGGGCTCTTCAATATGGAACATCTGTTTCTACAGATGAAGTAGAGTACAGAGATGAAACTCCACATACAACTTACGCTGATGCTAATCTTGGAGATATAAGTCAGTTTTCTGCAAAATGGGATGCTAAATATTTAGGAGAGCTTCAAGCTAATTGGGATGATGACGTAAGAGACGAGTCAGAAAAAGGCCCAAGACCTACTTCTTATACATCTAACGCAGTATAATCCTCTATAAATAAAGTAGAAGTATATCTTTTTAAACCTGGAGTATTACTTGCATGTTGTGAGTGAACATGTTTTGACGGAAACATTATAGCTCTATTTTCTCTAAAACCAACGTGTGTGTCTAAAACACAATTATCGATAGGGCCATGATAAAAAACAGTTCCGTTAGTCACAGCAGTTGGACCGGATATCATAATTAATACATTTAACAAAGCGAGATCTTCATGTGGTTTAAAGTGATCTAAATTTCTGTGATCAATACCTGAGTTATCTTCTATTTTGTTAATCTTTATATTAAATTTTAATTCTGCTTGTTTTATAAAAAGTTCTTTTAACTTAGGTTCATGTTTAAGTTCCCATCTATCTCCGTAATGATTTTCTTTATTTTTTTCTGTGGTATTATCAAAATATCTAGGTGTGTAAAAAGCTTTGTTCAATGTAAAATCTTGAACCATTTTTAAATCTTTTTCATTAAAAAAATTATCTACAATTTTAATCATATTATCGCAATAACAACCAAGAAGTAAGTATGTATTTTTCTCCCGACAATGGAGAGTTGCCTCTATGAACATATGGAAAAGCAGCAGGCCATATAACTATTCTACCTGTTTTAGGTTTTACTCTTTTTGAAAAATGTAAGAACTCTGTTTCTCCACCTTCTTCTACATCATTCAGATATACAGAAAAAACAAAAGCCCTACATTCATTTTCAAAACCTCTATTATGTTCTAAATGCCAAACATGATATCCCTCTGTAGGTAAAGTCTTTTGTATTTTTAAAGTGGTAAATTTAAAATCAGATATTCCGTAGGAATCTGCAGCTCCAACATTTTTTTCATAATGTTTCCAAGCTAAATCAAAATTTACCATAAGAGGTTTTAACTCCTCCCACCATACGTTTATATTGTCTGGTGCTGCAAAGTATTGTTGATCTTGTTTTTGTAATATGGGCGATTGCTCAAAAGCAAGTCTACTTATTGTATTATTAAATTTATTTTGAGACTCATATAATTGAATGGCTCTATTACATTCTTGTGGAAGAATATAATTATCATACACTCCAATAAAATTTTCTATGTTGACTGTTTTTTCTTTCATAATTCTAGTGTAAACTTATATTGTTTATTTACATTGTTTTCAAATAAATTCAATCTTTCTTTTTGTATTTCTATAAAGGGTTGCATTAATTTAGGAAACACTTTATTAATATCTTCTTTCATGGCTTGAATGGTTTTATTGGTTAAATCTTCCATATTTAAAATTCTAAATTTATGTTTTTTACATTTATCTAAAAATATGAAAAAAGCCTCATCTATCCAAATATCTGTAATTAATAACTTACCATTTGTTTTTAATATTTTTTTTATATTTTTATAAAAACTATCTTGATCATAAAAGAAATGCATAGAACAATTAGATATTATGAAATCAAATGAATTATCTTTTATTTTAGTATTATGAAAATTATCTACAATATAGTTACAATCTTTATAATTAGAATTAGCATATTCAATAAAAGCAGGTTCTATATCACATCCTGTTACAGTAGATTCCTTAAAATATTTTTTTATAACATGTGCCCCACGTCCCCAACCACATCCTAAATCTAATACAGAATCATTTTTAACTTTTATGTTTTTAAATAAATTTAAATAAGTAGTCACTTGGTTAGGAAAATCTTTGTCACTATCTTCTAATTTAATTTCATTATCGACAAGTCCATGATTTTGTAAAGGATACCAATTATTGTTTTTTACATACAATTCAAAAAACTCTTTATCTGATAAATTAGGTTTCATTTTTTAATATCTATTATTTTTATATTACCAGCTATTGTTTCTCCACTTGAGTTTGGTTTTACCCAATGTTCTAAATATGAAGGAAACATTATTATATCGTTTTGTTTTAATTTAGGCGCATAGTCTTTATCAAAGATTTTACTTTCATACATTTCTAATAAGTTTCTTACAGGTGAATTAAAAACAGTATAGGATTTTTTAGTATTATAATAAATTATAAAAGAAAAATCTGAGGGGTGTACATGAGTTCCTTGATAGTCTTTTTCTTTATACTTATTTACCCACAATCCATGCATTTTAAAAACAAATGTTTTACAAATAGGTTTTAATAAATTAGATAACAAATCAGTTAATTGTATGTTTAAATAATTCATACAATCTTTAGTAAGTAATGTTCCTGTTTCTAGTGTTGTATTTAAATCAGACTCAAAAGTTTTTTTAAATTTATTCGTATTAATTTTTATTTTTTTAGAATCTAAAGTTTTAGTAGCTATTAGATTTGGAAAGACATTGATAATATTTACTGAAGCCATGCAACAATACTATATCTAGTACCTTCTGTTATTGGTTCTATGCCATGAGGATACATAAAATTACTGGGAAAAAATACAATAGAACCTTTTTTTAATTTACATCTTTTAATCTCAAATTTTTTTTGATCACAAAATACTAAACTACCTCCTTTATACTCATCGTTTAAATTTATGATAACACTTATTGATCGACCATAGTCAGTGTAGTTGTCTA